AGTCTACCTGTCAGAGTGATAAACTCTTCTAGGAGACTTGGGAGCTTCTTCTCCTCGCCCGTTTCCGGTACTTTGGAGACCCGAGGCCTAGTTAGCTCACCACCGTTCGCGTAAGCAATGACAAGCTTAGCGACGGCAATGGCTACCTGTCTAGCATCTTCCGTCACAGACGTGAGAGGGATAGAAGTAGCAGGTGTCACTAGTTGCTTTCCGTCCACGTTAGTGGTACGAGATAAAACCAGCGACTTAGTGGTGCTGTCAAAGCGTACCATAGGAGTGTAACTCCGAGGAACACGCTTCCCCTTCCTCTTTCGGGAGACATTAGTCCCTTTCGATTGAGTGGAGGTAGTCGGTGTATTGCTTTTGGAGATGTTTTCCATCTGTAATGCTCCATGGTTCAGACATTGGGAGGTTAGACTCTTTCTGTCTAGGATCAATATAACCGTGCGCATTGAAGTATAAAACCTTCAAGCACGCAGGTAGGGTTCTGGATTTGCGCAAGGTCTCCCTTGCTGCCTTATCAACAAGGTCTATAAACGTTTCACGTTGATAGATAGTTGAGGGCCCCTCCACTCTTCCATGAGTGAAAAGATTTGTGGCAGAAATGCCAGAGATCCCTTTCGGGCTCACTCCAGACATCCCGCTTTCCGGGTCGTGTACAAGTCGGTTAACGTCGTCAAACGATATTAGCCACTTATACAACTCATTCCACGAGGCATACGTGAGTCCCAGGAAACCCTGGAGGTCTACACGAAGCCTGTGTTCAGCGATGGCATCCGTATTTAGAGCATGTAACCACTCCGAATACTTCATGCCAGGTAGCGACCACCCGAGGCCACCAAGGTCCTCTGGTAGAAGCACCTTTAGGAGCCACTTCCGTTCGCTAGGCGATAAGAAGGAGACTCCCCGCGGGCCATAGTACGACATAGTCGTAACCAGCTGGTCCGCGCCAGTGAGTAGCCGAACTTTGATCGATGGGTTAACACCTTTCGAGCTCAGCAGCTTTCCGCAGAACTCTGCGTACTCACGACTTATTACCGATTTGGATGTTGAGATTTCAATACCCATTCGTGTAATAATGTCACTGTACCGTTGTGAGAGTAACGGATCGCCTATGGCGACATCGTCTCCAACAACATGGAACAGTTTCGACTCGCTCAAGCCGCGCAACAGCGCAGCATGAGTTAGAGTTGCAAGATGGAATGAAGGGCCAAAACCTAACGGTTGCCCAACAGCCCATCGCACCGGTTCACTGGTACCCGGTAGCACCCAACACTTGTTAACGGTGGTTTTAACCACGTCGACATCGAATTGGGAGATTAACCCTCGTTTTTGCAGGAGTGTAAGAACTTGCTCTTGCAAGACGAACGGGAATCTATCGGTAAACGAGGAGAGATCGTATGACGACACTTCTCTGCCTACCTGGAGCCAATGGATTATCGCCTCGTGAGAGTCCGACTGTCCAAAGGTCCCTATCATGGGGATTGCCCTCGTGATCGCTTCAAGCTTTCGCTTTAACGGTTCGCCGAGAGCTTGCACAGCAAGGAATGGGCTAGCCACAGAACGGAGTTTACAACCTCCCTCTTGGATAAAACCAATCCTGCCTGCGGGAAGATCCTGTTCCAGCCGCCATCCGGCGTACTGGATAGGAATTAATTCCCCATCGCCAACCATGCAGTTGGAAACATCTGCTGGGTAACGTCTCCAAAGACCTTGCCAGTCTTTATCATAGGAGAGTAAGTCCACAAAGTTATAGCTTGCTATATGTTTGCGGGACTTGGTCAGAACCCGTGGAGTTTCACCTCTACGGAGATTCCAACCAGCAAGTACCGGAGCTCGCTTATCAACCGGCGCCCAAAGGCGTAACGGCAAATAACGTGACTCTCTGGTGACGTCTTCATTCTTGATCCCACGAAGAAGACGGTTGAGCCCAAGCTCAACTGCGTATAACGCAGATGTAAGGGCTTCAGGTGAACCAGAATATGGGCCAGTTACGGCTGACATAAACCTGGTCATCTGGGATTGCGAGATCTCATCAAGCCTGATAACTTGATAGATACGCAGGAACGCCTCCTTCTTCTTTAGTGCCTTAGCACTATCGTTTGGGAGGTCCATTACCAGCCTAACCATCGGGTCCTTAAAGGACTTACGACGTCTAGATTGGTAGACAGCCCAGCCAGCAGGGATATCGGGGTTGTTACCCGATAGCTGCTGTAGATGGTACTCTTTCAGAGATTTTAGTCTCTTGGAAGTCCATTCTGGCCCGGACTGCCGAATCCATGTACTTAGTCGTTTGCAAAACGATTTGGTAACAGATTCAGCGAACCCAACTGACCGAAAGGGGAAAGCCATGATCGAAGTCGATCGCGTCTTCCAGCACCTACGGTCAGTTGGGTTCGCTGAATCTGTTACCAAATCGTTTTGCAAACGACTAAGTACATGGATTCGGCAGTCCGGGCCAGAATGGACTTCCAAGAGACTAAAATCTCTGAAAGAGTACCATCTACAGCAGCTATCGGGTAACAACCCCGATATCCCTGCTGGCTGGGCTGTCTACCAATCTAGACGTCGTAAGTCCTTTAAGGACCCGATGGTTAGGCTGGTAATGGACCTCCCAAACGATAGTGCTAAGGCACTAAAGAAGAAGGAGGCGTTCCTGCGTATCTATCAAGTTATCAGGCTTGATGAGATCTCGCAATCCCAGATGACCAGGTTTATGTCAGCCGTAACTGGCCCATATTCTGGTTCACCTGAAGCCCTTACATCTGCGTTATACGCAGTTGAGCTTGGGCTCAACCGTCTTCTTCGTGGGATCAAGAATGAAGACGTCACCAGAGAGTCACGTTATTTGCCGTTACGCCTTTGGGCGCCGGTTGATAAGCGAGCTCCGGTACTTGCTGGTTGGAATCTCCGTAGAGGTGAAACTCCACGGGTTCTGACCAAGTCCCGCAAACATATAGCAAGCTATAACTTTGTGGACTTACTCTCCTATGATAAAGACTGGCAAGGTCTTTGGAGACGTTACCCAGCAGATGTTTCCAACTGCATGGTTGGCGATGGGGAATTAATTCCTATCCAGTACGCCGGATGGCGGCTGGAACAGGATCTTCCCGCAGGCAGGATTGGTTTTATCCAAGAGGGAGGTTGTAAACTCCGTTCTGTGGCTAGCCCATTCCTTGCTGTGCAAGCTCTCGGCGAACCGTTAAAGCGAAAGCTTGAAGCGATCACGAGGGCAATCCCCATGATAGGGACCTTTGGACAGTCGGACTCTCACGAGGCGATAATCCATTGGCTCCAGGTAGGCAGAGAAGTGTCGTCATACGATCTCTCCTCGTTTACCGATAGATTCCCGTTCGTCTTGCAAGAGCAAGTTCTTACACTCCTGCAAAAACGAGGGTTAATCTCCCAATTCGATGTCGACGTGGTTAAAACCACCGTTAACAAGTGTTGGGTGCTACCGGGTACCAGTGAACCGGTGCGATGGGCTGTTGGGCAACCGTTAGGTTTTGGCCCTTCATTCCATCTTGCAACTCTAACTCATGCTGCGCTGTTGCGCGGCTTGAGCGAGTCGAAACTGTTCCATGTTGTTGGAGACGATGTCGCCATAGGCGATCCGTTACTCTCACAACGGTACAGTGACATTATTACACGAATGGGTATTGAAATCTCAACATCCAAATCGGTAATAAGTCGTGAGTACGCAGAGTTCTGCGGAAAGCTGCTGAGCTCGAAAGGTGTTAACCCATCGATCAAAGTTCGGCTACTCACTGGCGCGGACCAGCTGGTTACGACTATGTCGTACTATGGCCCGCGGGGAGTCTCCTTCTTATCGCCTAGCGAACGGAAGTGGCTCCTAAAGGTGCTTCTACCAGAGGACCTTGGTGGCCTCGGGTGGTCGCTACCTGGCATGAAGTATTCGGAGTGGTTACATGCTCTAAATACGGATGCCATCGCTGAACACAGGCTTCGTGTAGACCTCCAGGGTTTCCTGGGACTCACGTATGCCTCGTGGAATGAGTTGTATAAGTGGCTAATATCGTTTGACGACGTTAACCGACTTGTACACGACCCGGAAAGCGGGATGTCTGGAGTGAGCCCGAAAGGGATCTCTGGCATTTCTGCCACAAATCTTTTCACTCATGGAAGAGTGGAGGGGCCCTCAACTATCTATCAACGTGAAACGTTTATAGACCTTGTTGATAAGGCAGCAAGGGAGACCTTGCGCAAATCCAGAACCCTACCTGCGTGCTTGAAGGTTTTATACTTCAATGCGCACGGTTATATTGATCCTAGACAGAAAGAGTCTAACCTCCCAATGTCTGAACCATGGAGCATTACAGATGGAAAACATCTCCAAAAGCAATACACCGACTACCTCCACTCAATCGAAAGGGACTAATGTCTCCCGAAAGAGGAAGGGGAAGCGTGTTCCTCGGAGTTACACTCCTATGGTACGCTTTGACAGCACCACTAAGTCGCTGGTTTTATCTCGTACCACTAACGTGGACGGAAAGCAACTAGTGACACCTGCTACTTCTATCCCTCTCACGTCTGTGACGGAAGATGCTAGACAGGTAGCCATTGCCGTCGCTAAGCTTGTCATTGCTTACGCGAACGGTGGTGAGCTAACTAGGCCTCGGGTCTCCAAAGTACCGGAAACGGGCGAGGAGAAGAAGCTCCCAAGTCTCCTAGAAGAGTTTATCACTCTGACAGGTAGACT